GAAAAGAGTCCGTCCATTAAGAAAAAAACTATTAAAGCACAAGAACTTATTCTTGACCTCCTTAAGGAACGTGCGGAAACGGGTCGTATCTACATTATGAATATTGACCACTGCAATTCCCATTCTTCGTTTAAGGATAAGATTTGGATGAGCAATCTTTGCCAAGAAATTACTCTTCCCACAAAACCACTTCAGCATATAGATGATCCTGATGGGGAAATTGCTCTGTGCATTCTCTCTGCGGTTAACGTTGGAAAGGTTAAATCTGATGAAGAATTTGAAGAACTTTGTGATCTTTCTGTTCGTGGTCTTGAGGAACTAATTGATTATCAAGAATATCCCGTTGTTGCTGCAGAGAAATCAACTAAATCACGTAGGTCTCTTGGTATTGGGTATATTGGTCTTGCTCACTATTTGGCAAAACTTGGATTTAATTATGATTCGCAGGAAGCCTGGGATGCAGTTCATGGACTTTCCGAATCATTCCAATATTATCTTTTGAAGTCTTCTAATCAGATTGCAAAAGAAAAGGGAAAATGCGGTTATTTTGATCGCACTAAGTATGCAGATGGGATTCTTCCCATTGACACATATAAAAAAGACGTAGACGAAATTTCTTCTATTACATTACAACATGATTGGGAAGGTCTTAGGGCATCTATCGTGGAGCACGGTCTCCGACACAGCACATTGTCCGCACAGATGCCATCGGAGAGCAGTTCCGTTGTGTCAAACGCAACAAATGGAATCGAACCTCCTCGTGGATTCTTGTCCATTAAGAAATCAAAAAAAGGGCCTCTTAAGCAGATTGTTCCGCAGTATCATACCCTAAAAAATCATTATA